TTCGGGGAAAATCCCCGACATGACCTTCATCTGGAGAGACAGCGGAAAATAATCCGTTGCCCCACTCAGATCGACTGAGTGAACTACCTTGCCTTCTGCCAACGCTTGTTGAAGCGTAGGGAAGCCTTTGGATTGTTCGAAGGTGCAGTCCCATGGTAGTCTAGAAAGAGTACCATAAAGGACATCTCCAATGGGTTCAAGAACCCGTTGGAACACCCTCCCAGGGTTGGCTACAGCACGAAGCTTGTAACCAGGTTCCTGGATGAGACCAATCCTACCAACATGAAAAGCGCCACTATCCGGCATTGGGCCATATGGCCCAGTCCGAGCGTAGAGGTACTTTTCTTGGTACCAGTCAAGCCCATCTAAGACAAAGTCATAGATGTCCTTATACCGGTTCCAATGTTGGCGACCCTCAGCGGACATAAAGATATAGTCTAAGGAATCTAAGATTCCTGCAACTTCATCTTTTGAACCACTAGGGGTTGGGGCCCTCCGGTTCTCAGAATAAGCATAATCGATAAGCCTCCGAGGAGGCTTAAGGTTATGTAACCTTCTGAGGCCGGCTCTGTCGAAACCTTTCTGGACAAAATCCAGACCGGATTCAACGGAGTTAGCAGAGGGTGGAGAGGCACATACACCAGACAAGAACTTTTCTTCTTGTTTCTCGGTTACCCGAGAAGCAATCAGAATTGTAAACATCTGGAGTAGTTGGACGCCAAGAGTCATTGTACGGTCATTGACCATCCAAGCCTCAAGGCGACCCATGTGACCAGCAAACTTGCCAGACTGGGTCTTAGCGATCCAGCATGACACCTTTGGTAGGCCGGCATGGGTTCTGATTAAGTCCAACTTGACAGACTTAAATCTGTCAATGGTCCACTCCGGTCCGTTAACCTCCAACCACCTGCAGAAAAGTTCTGCAACTGGATGGGATATGGTTCTCGGAACAGGTAACGAGTTACACCTATAGAGTAGATCCCTCTTGAACTGAGGAGTAATCCTCATAACTATCCTCCTATTACTAGGATGTTTAGTAGTTCCAGAGAAGTATACTTCTACGGGAGTATACAACGTTGCCCAAGGTCAGCGAAATAGTAACACTACAGTGATGATAATCACAGCGATGAAGAGGTTCCTGAACAGCTTGCCTCCATTCCGATTAGGATGAGAAAACTCATCTTCTTCGGGTGGCGGATTCTCTTCAGGGATTCTGTCCTTAGTCTTAGACTCAGCTAATTGCCTCTCCAGTGATTGGAGACGGTTCTCAGCGAGAGCTAAGCTGTTCTTCAGTGTCAGTAGCTTGGATAATTCGATATCCAGAGGCTCTGGCAATTGAAGAGCAGTCTTTGTCTCGGCAAGAAGAGCTTCCTGCAATTTGCATTGCGGGAGGCTTGTTAACTTGTCTCGTAAGGCCAGAAGTGCCTTAAGCTCCTCCGTCCGTCGACTCAAACGAGCCACATAGGACTCGGGGGCTATTGTATTCATCGCTCATATCTCCACTGTACTATTTCTCTCGATAATCGGTACCGAGTTAAC